TCTTGATTGTATATTTTTTGTGTTCTTACCTGAAGTAAGTTTATTTTTAATGTCTCTCATATCTAAATTCCTTATGCGTCGTTAGCTGCATCAGTAGTAAAGAATATTTTAATACCAAGAACTCTTGCGTCAGCACTAAATGTATCTGCACCTGCGGTTGCATCTCTAAGTAATTGAAAGTAAGTTAATTGATCTACTGCAGGGGATCCTGCGATTGTAACTGCACTACTTACCGGACTAACTTGTTGGTCTTCAACTGTTCCTATACCAGCGTCTGTAACTAGTACTGCTGTTCCGTAAGCAACATCAATAGTATCACCATCTCCAACGGCTACACCTTGTAAACCAAATAAACAATTTCCTGTATTCGTAGAAGCTGGTGTCCAATATACTTGATAAGTTATTGTGCCTTCATTCCATGATTTAGGAAAACCAACTGAAAATTGTGCAAATTGATTTGTACCTGCATCGTAGTCTAATACTTTCATATCAGGTCTTGTTGCTGTTGTTTCAACTTGTGCTGCTTCTGCTGGATTAGTTGTTGAAGGATACATTGCTGAAGCTGGAACCCACATAGTCTCAAGCCCTGCAATTTTAACTGCACCAGATCCTGATTTAAGAACTCCTGTTCCTTTAGGATTAATATTTATACCAACATTAGTTTCACCTGTTGCTGAAAGAGTTGGGCCATTGCCTGTTGAAGCATTTGCTAAAGTAAATTCATTAACCGCTGAACCGGTAGCCGTTAAAAGTAATAATTCATTTCCGTTAGTGTCTGCAATTTTTGTTCCAATTGTTGGACTAGTTAAAGTTTTGTTTGTTAAAGTTTGTGTTCCAGTAAGAGTCACATCTCCAGTTGCTCCCACAGTCGCTTCAAAAGCTCCAGTGTTTGTTGCAACACCATCAAAATAAATAAGTTTATATCCTTTGTCAGTAGCTGAAAAAGTAACTGTTGCACCTGAACCAGTAGCTGCTTTTATTTGTACTGTGGATGCTCCTGTAGTACCATTTTTAATAATGTAAAAATTTTCTGTAAGAACTGGAAAAGTTACAATTCTTGCTCCAGAAATAGATCCTGTAAGTTCTATAACTCTGTGTTGAGCAGTACCTGTTAAAGCACCGTCTGCTATTGTTAAAGCTGTTGGGGTACCTGAATCAGTTACCGCTTGAGAATTAACTCCACCAGTTAATTGTTCTACAAGACTTAAATTTGCGTTAGTTTTTGTTCCCCAAGTACCAGCGTTTTCGCCGGTTGCCATTAACTCTAAGCCAAGGTCTGTGAATGTTGATGCCATAATTTTGTACTCCTGATTGTTGTTATTTATATTGTTTATTTATTGCTAAGTCAAACATTAGTTTGCTACTTTCCTTGTGTAACCGGTACTATTTTTTGGTGCTTTCCTTGAGTAACCCGTACTATCTTTAGGTACTAATCTATTAAAGTATTGAAGATTAATAGCATCATTTAATGTAGTTGTAGCTGTTAATCCTAAACCATCTAAACTAGCAATTGATAGTTGTGTTGTAGTTAAAGTTCCTATTGCACTTGTAGATGATAAACCTGTTAACAATGCAGGAGTTATATTATCTACTGTTAAAGAACCTAAAGAACTTGTAGTTGATTGACCAGTTAAATCTATAACAGGGTTAGATGAAATTGTAATAGCACCAATTTCTGTTTCAGCTGATAGACCTGTAATACCTATTACATCTGCAGGAGTTATACTTCCTAAAGTTGTTTCAGCTTCTAATCCTGTTAGACCTACTGAATGATCATCAACCGATAATAAACCCGGACTTGATTGTAAACTTAAACCTGTTAGTTCGGTTGAAAAATCAGATTTAGCAGTTGCTATTCCTAGATCTGCATCAATCGATAAACCAGTTAGACCCATTACATCTGCAACAGGTAATTGATATATTCCACCCCAACCTTCGTTATCAGAACCAAATACTTGATCACCCCAACCAACACTTGGAAGTGAAGCTGTTGCTGTTAAACCTGTAAGTGTAACAGGTGTTTGATTATTACCCCAACTATTATCTCCCCATGCATCTCTGCCATAACCGTCATCGGCTGCCGCATAAGGTAATTCACCTAATGAAGATGTTGCTGATAAACCTGTGAGAATAACTGTTGATTCATTTTCTCCCCAATTATTATCACCCCAAGAATCAGATCCCCATCCTGCAGTAGAACCTGCTTCAATTAAATTTCCTAATGTAGATGTAAGTGATAAACCTATAAGAGAAACGTTAACTTCAGTTTGAAGTCCATAACTATTTTGACCCCAGGTGGTTCCGGATTGGTTCCAAGTGTTAGCCATAAGGAGTTACTCCCTATGCTATTTGAACGATTGCGTTGCTTGCAGTTTGAGCTGGAAATTGAACTGTGAAAGTTCCACTAGTTACAGTTTTGTCTGCACCAAAATTAATTGAAAACACAGATCTGTTTGTTGTAAAACCAGTTACTGCTGTTGAATTATAAAGTAAACAACCTCTTGCTGTAAATGTAGCTGATGTAAAACTAACATCATTAAATTTAACACACGCCGTGTCTCCAGATAAAACTGGATCAGCTGATGATGTTAATGCTTTTCCACCTGCAGTGTAACCACTATTAGAAGCGCCGCCATCAGTTTTACTTTGACTAACTTCAAGTGTGTTAGTTGGAACTGCATTAGCTGATGAGGGTGCTGTGTAAACAGTTGTTCCCTTACCTAACGAAGCCGAGTTACTTGAAAATAAAGCTAGTTTATATGCGTTACCTGTTGGTGCGCCACTAGCATCATTGAAGTTGTGTCCACCTTGTAGAATTTCTACTTTGAATGAGTTACATATTTCTGATGCGATTGCCATAATTTTTTATCTCCTAATTATTGAGGCGCTGACTCGATTGGTATTCTTACTGTTCCATCCGTGTAATCGTCTCGTCTTCTTCTTCCAAGTTGCATCGCTGCAAACTTTTGTAGTTCAGTTTTATATCTATTTTCATATAGTGTCAACATATCTGTTGGACCTTTTAAAAACATAAATGCTTCTACTAAACATGCATATAATAGTCCTTGTGGGAAGTAATTACTTAAAAATGTATTAGAATTACCATCACCACCAGAACCTAATCCCACAGGTTGAGCGTTGTAATGAATAATATATTTGTAATTAGCATCAGGTGTAGGCGCTACATATATAGCCCCAGAAGTTGCTGTGCTGGCTCCTGTTGTTGCACCACCAAACATTGCATAGTATTTAGGAAGACCTGTTACATCTTGAGCCGCTGCTCCTCCTGCTGTTCCTGTTAAAGTACCAACATACTCTGACATAAACGTTTGATCACGTTTCTCTAACCATATTCCTTGGCCATTAGTGTTTGCTGTTGATTCATATACTTCTATACCTCTAACAAATAATAATTTTGTTGGCATTGTAATTGTATTAAAATCTGTTGCAAACTGAGCTTCATCTTGAAACCTGTCTGAATCCATAGGAAGATCTAAATTAATTCTATTTTGTGCAGCCATAATAAAACCATCAACGATAGTTTCTGTAAATACATTTGCGTCTACTTCACTATAATCTCTTATAGCTGTAACTAATGTTGAATATGTATAATTAGATAATCCTGCCATAATTAAGCTCTATCATTTAACGGTCCAATTGTACATTGAAAACCGCCCCCTGTTTCTGTACTTGTAGCATTTGATATTAAAGAAAAAGTTAAATTATTAAATACTACAGCCGTTTGTCCAACTGGACCCACTACTATTGTAGTAGGAACTGCTGTTGCAAGATAACATCCAAAAACATTAGCTCCTATAGGATGCGTTCCTGCTGTTGTAGCCGGAGGTGTTAAACCTCTATAAGGTGCGCTTGTTCCTCTAGTGCAACCCGTAAAATTTTCTCCAGCTCTTCCGGTATATTGTATGACTTCATTTTCATATTTACCTGTAATTGCATTTACTTTTTCAATTATAATAAAACCAGTTGTTGGAAAATGTGTTCCTGTCTGTACAGTAATTGTTGTATCAGTAGCTGTGGCAGCTGTATCTAAAGTTGTAGATAATTCTAACGCAGGACCTGCAGCACCGGTAACAATAGGTACTCCTCCTACTGGAGATTTTACAGCTTGGAATCTTACAAAAGTTGTGCCTTCATTAATTTGATTAGCGGGATAAGAAACACTAACACTAGCGTTAGCGGCTGTAGTTGTAAAAGGATTGTTTGGTAAAATATCTTGTACTGCAAATTCTGTTCTTGCAGGTCTTGCATTTTGTAATGCTTGTGGATCTGCTCCTACTGGATGTGGTTTTAATTGTGGTTGTTTAGGTTCAAATTCTGAAATATGTACTAAAGCTCCAGTCCATTCTTTAACCATTTCTCTATATGGAAATGCTGCCCCTGATCTATCAGAGATTGCTAATGCTCTACTACCTTTTGCAAATCTAGCCATTATATATTTGGATAGTATGTTTTCGGAGTTATAAATGTACTAGCTGCTGAACCATCTTCTGATAGTGC